CGGCTTCTTTTTCCTGGGCAGTCATGGCTGGACTTGTCTCTGAGTAAAGGAATGGGCTTATGTATAACATAGGTCTACAGGGCCCAGCACCCCCGGCCCGGCCTGCACCGGGATTTCGCTTCCCGAGGGCGCAGCCAGAGGGCCGGAGCCACCCCGCCAGCAGCGCAGATGAACCATCCGACACCAGGGGGTATCAGAGGCTGATTGCGGGGAATTTGTAAGCGCGCGAGATAATTAAAGACGCGGTGCGAGATATTTGGCGCGGGTACGGTTTGCGCGCAGTGCAACAAAATTGCACATAGGACAAACGAGATCAGGCCCACGAGCACGGGATGCTCATTCTGATTACTTCGCCGGTAACCGGGTGCCACGAGACATAGAGCGGTAGCGAGGCCAAGGAAGGCGCTGTGATGGTCGGAAGGGTTTCGGTCGGAGTATGGACAGGCCGAGCTTTCACGAACACCTCTCCGCCATCGGTGGCACGGGTAACCCCGACAAACCCGAGGCACTTTGGGGTGTAGCGGTGGATGTAGTAGCCGATATCGCCATACTGCGGGAGCTGAGGCATGAACACCTGAGCCGCCGTGCGCATCTCCGGAACAGCTTGTGGTCTAAGCTCTGGCGCCTCGGCCTCGCCGAGCATGCCAAACCATCCCTGGAAAGGGTCTGCGTAAAGTCCAAAGTCCTGGCGCGTGTAGTCGCCGAAAACGTCAGCAGAGCATGTGGTATCCCAGTTTGATTCTGTCCTCGTTTCGCCGTAAGGCGCCGGCAAACCATCATCGTAGTGCGTCCAACTGATCGAATCTTGGGCTGTTGCAGTCCACTCGAGCGCATCAATGACAGCTCCGTTGAGCGTGATCTCCCAGCGCTCCCCCGAGTTCGTCGACATGCTCCGCGATGAGCTCTGGGTAGACGATTTGTCATTACAGCCGAGGCCACTTGCAGACTGCTGAATTCCGGGATCAGTCTCGGAAAACCAACGCCGCCAGTTCGCTCTTGCGATCACGATCTCGCCGTCTCTGTAAAACGCGGAAACGGCCTGGTTGAGGATACCCCACGACTCGGACACCTTGTACTGCGCAGACGCAGAACCTGACTTCCAACGCTGTGCATTTGCCTTACCCTCGCCGCACTCGATTATCTCCAGCCCCCACTCAGTAAACGAGTAGGTCCCGGCTTGCGTGTTTGCAAACGGCTCGCCGATGCAAGCTGAGAAGGGGGCAATCGTTGTCAGCGCAACGGAAAACGAGCCATCAACAAGTGAACCGGAGGCGACAGCTTCAACGATCGCAAGCGTCAGCACCAGCTCATGCTTTCCGGATGCCCTAACCGCCGGGGGCAGGACACTGCCAAAACCAGATTCTGTGCCTGTGACCCCATGAACTGCGTACAGAACCCGGGTTCCATCATCGGTCGCATCCAGCTGCATTAACGCATACGCCAGCTGCGAAGAAAATCTAGACCGCCAATCGAGGAACCCTCCACCCAGCAGACCAACCAGTGTGTAATCAGTCAACGTACGTTGAACCTGCTCCAGATTCGCTGAGTACTTCCGTTTTCTGAATTCACCGAAGTGGGCCTTGGCCTCGATCCACATTGGCCGTTGTTCGTCAGTCAGACCGGGATCAATTCTGGTCCCCTGGAGTACAGACCATGCGACCACCCTTCCTGATATCGGGTCTTTATAAAATGCGTGGATGGGGTTCCCGTCAATGAATGTAGCCCGATCATTATTGATTCGATACGAGCCTGCGCCCCAGCCAGACACCAACGCGTAATCGCGCAGTTCACCGCCCCCCGGCACCGCGATGGCGGGGGCATCATCGCCAAGCTTGATCTTCCTGACAGCCCCAGAGCCGCGATGAACATATGTCGGATAAACGGGCACGGGTTCACCTCCGGATACATGTATCGCCCCGTCGTAGACCGGCCCGTGCCACGCCCACCCCCAAGAGGGAACCTCCCCCAGACCAAGAGACGGCAGATCGAGCTGCTCCGGCGTAGTCGGCGTGGTCATTGGGGCGGCTCCTTGAATTCCATCTTCCCACCGCCTTCCAGGTGAATGGTCTTCACCGGCGCGATAAACCAGGTCCACAGGCCGTCTGACGACCTGATGGGACGCTCGTCGTAGTGCTCACGAAGCGCATAGTCGATTTCGACGAAGTCAGCTTGCCCATCAGTGGCTGGCAGTGCTGACCGCGAAGTGCCGGTGCGTGCCGGGATGGGGGCCGGGTCGGCGGCCTGGGGGAGGGATTTTGGCGCATACGTCGAGCGGCCTTCCACTGCTGTTTTACCCATCGCCTGCCGCAGCGCTTCGGTCAAATCCTTACTCATGCTTTAGCTTCCTCCATGGCGCTGATCGTGATTGTTGCATCCAGCGCTCCGGGCTGCTGCACGGCCACTGCAAATTCAATATGAATTGCCGTAACTCCGGATACAGTTCCTAGGTCCAGGCTTCCACCAGGTACAGCGGCTGCCAACCCGGCTGCCGAGCTTGCCATGCGTATTGCGGCGGCGCCGGGGCCGGTCACTTGCACAAGCACCCCAGAATTTTCTGTCGCGCCGACGAGGCGCCTCCCTTGATCACGAGAGCCCAGATAACAGACTCGACGCGTAGCCCCACCGCTCGCAGGAAACTGCGCTTGCAGCCCTGCCAGGGGAACTGACAACCCTTGATCGGCATACAGTCGGAATGTCATGTGGTCACCACGAACAGATCTTCTACAACGGCTGCGTCAACCTCGGCTTCAACAACCTGCGCAGCGAGATTACGGTCTTCGTCGGCAACGGCCGGGAACGTCACCGTGATCTGGTGGTCCTGGGTGGGGCCATAGTTGTATTGAACGAAGACACCACCCGCCAGCGGTTTCTGCTCAACCTGCGATGTTGCCGGGGCCTCTGTCTCGGTTTCCGGGTGCTCAATTCCGACACCGATCAACGACGACACCGCCAGCGACACAGTCGTGATTGCCCGCCCAGATTCGGTATCCATCGCATGTTCCCAGGCATCGACTTTCCCGGATACATCGACTTTCTCTGATGTTGCTCGGATCGCAATGGCACCGTCTATAACTGGGTTCAGAGGCAGCGTGAAACCGACAGCGGTGCCACGATGGCTTTCTGCAATCCTCCGCTTTGCAATATCGATCAGCGTTTCGATGGCGGCCGCAGCAGCCTCCTGATTCGTCTCAGTTGTCAATGTCGCAGGCTGAGCCACCGTGAAGCCGGTAACCGCCGCCACCTGGTCTTTTGGAGCCAGCGCCTTGTTTTGTGCCGTCTTGAACAGCCAGGTGCGAGCTTCCGATTCCTCTGCCGGATAGACGCCCTCAAGCGCCCCGGAAAGTGTCTCAGACCTGAGCCCGACCTGACCGATGCTTGCGCCGCATTTGACCGTGATCCGATGCTGCTCCTCGGCCGTCTGGTTGTAATCGAACGCGCAGTTTGCGGTAAATCCCTGGCATAGCTGATCAGCGGCAAGACTACCGGCCCATACGAATTGATCGTTACCGAACCCCTCAGAATACGGACCTGGGATCGGCTCCCATGTGATCTGGGCGACGGTGGCCCCGGCGCTGGACAGCGCCGACTCTACTGCCGCCCGAGTCAATATCTGGTTCCCATCGGAAACGAACTTTCGCCATGTCATTTCGCCAGTGATATAGGTGTAAGAGACCCCGTAGCCTTCACACTTCAAACGTGGATAGCGATAGTTGAACTCGACGAGAACCTGATTGATGAGGTCGGCCCGGGAGGCCACAGACAGCTGCAGGCTGCCGTCTTCGTAGTCGTCTGCCGTGATCGCCAAAGCCGGCACCGGTTGATGCCAGTCGGTCACACGGGGCTGGCGCCAGGCGTCCAGATCGAGATCCGCGCGGCGGGTGGACATACGGTCCTGAGCCCGCTGCCAGCCCACTGACTTCACCGGGTCGAAGACAACATGACTCCAGCGGCCGCCACACAATGTGTCGATGTCGTCATTCGACATGGCGCTAATCACACCAGGCAGATCGTCTGTACAGGTCAGGCTGATGATGCCGGTGTTCGGGTCGGGCGCCGGCGTATCGACGACGCCAGTGAACACCCGTACCGGGTAGAGTGCGCTGCCATCAGTACCCCGGGCTGCAAAATCAATGCTCAGCTCGCGGCCAGTCCATGATGCGATGTTGATTGCGAGGCCGGCCGGGGGGAGGAGCTGCAGCTCTGCCACCCTGGCCGCGCCGGACTGCCCCCTGATACGGATTTCGCCGGCTGTGATGCTGCTCACGTCAGCCCCGTCCAGCACAACTACGGCCCGCCACACCGCGCCAGTGCGACCGCTGTAGCCTGGCGCAGGGCTCTGCATCTGACCGCCGCCAGCGACCGGGGCAGAACCGTCGTAGATATCGGATGGCAGCAGCGTGATGCTGATCGGCAGCGCCAGCGAGATAGCCCCGACCGGTGTCCAGCTCGGGCCAGCGCTGAATGCCCGGGACGAAAAAGCCCGTTTGCTAAATGCCGGCATAGACGATCAGCGTCACATAATCGAAGTTATCGACATCAGGTGACGTCTCAACCAATGACTCTGACCATGAGCGAATCCACACTCCGAATGTGTAACTGACGGTTTGGCCGCCGGCCTCACTGAACCCGACACTTGCTCCCGCCTTGTACACCAGTTGAGACCCCTCGACGAAGACCTGAACCAGCCCATCAGGTGGTACCGGAAAATGCTCGGCGGTGACCCCAACATCAAAAAACGAGGCAGTTTTCTGAATAGTGCAGGGGGCGCTGGAGCTATAAAGAGTACCGTCCGGGCCGAACGTACAGCCGAACAAGATATGAGGGCCAGTAATCTCATGTTCTTCGTTCCAGTCCGGCCCGCCGACCAGGCTTTCATCTTCATCTGCAGGGGCGCCAGAAACTTTCTTGTGCCGAACTTCCATCATTCCTCCTCACAAACCAATTCCCACGAAAACATTGCGGAATTCGGATCACCCACCTGCTTTGGCCGCAGCGCGATCACCGAAAACTCGGGCAGCCAGCTGATCCGGTAGCCCAGCGCCCCCTCAACAGGCGCCCCCAGCGTTGCCTCGTCCCCGGCAATTGCCAGGGGAACATGCACCAGGCCGCCACCGGGCATCACTGCCTGGGCCCACGGCGCATGATCTGCACGGCGCTGGGCCGGAAGTGTGCCGGCCAGCGTCGTCGGGCGCAGGTTGAGGGACATGGGCACGATGCAGCGCAGGATCATGTGCTGTGTGTAGTCCAGGGCCTGGAGGCCTGCCGGAATCCAGCCCGCGCCACTGGTCACGATGCGGGTCTTCTGCCAGGTCATCTGATTGATGCCACGGCCCGTGGCGGACCGGAAAATCGACTGGCCACCGATGGGCTCATAGGACTGGGAGAGCTGATCAACACGGGCCAGCGACGGGATGGTCAGGGGGCCGATCTGCAGCAGCGTCGCGCTCATTTGCCAGACCCTCGCATGAGGTTTTCTACCTTGAGGGCGCGGGCGAGGTCGTCACGAACCGATGATTGCATCTGGACCGGCACCCGGCCGACACCGCCGACGTTGAAGACGGCGGGCACCAACTGATCCCGCCGGCTGGCAGGGTTGGCATTTTGCAAAGAGGGAATTTGCAGTCGGTTTATCATCGACTGCCCCAGCTGACCGCCGTAGGCAAACTTCGGCAAGCGCATGGCGTTAATGGCGGCCAGCACATCGGCGCCGTAGTAACGCACAGCGGGCCTCTGGATTACCCACTCCCCGGGGGTGCCACGATAGATCATATTGTCGGCCCGGTCGCTGGGGGCGTAGCCAGGGAGCGGCCCCCCGTAGGCCCGCCCGGGAAGGTCGGGGGCCGGGGGGCCGACATCCGAGCCGTCGCCCCGGTCGACACGATTTACCACAGCCGTTGCTGTAACGACTTTTCCGTCCAATGCAGCCAGTTCATCGGCAATAGATTTGATCTTCTCTTGCACGCCGTCAGCCTGCAGCCGAATTTCCAGAGTTGCGGCGTCCTGCCGCAGCTTTGCCAGTTGGGCCTCCAGCTTATTCAGCAGCTCGGCTTGAGATTGCGCACGTTCCTGCAGTCCATCCGCCTGCTTTTCAGACACCCTGGCGCCAGCTTCAGCCAGCTTGGCCAGCTCCCTCGAAATGTCCTCGACAGCCGTCTTGTCTTTCACCTCCTGGGCCAGGCGCAAGGCTTCCCTCAGCTTCGTTTCGGCCTGTGCTGCATACTTTTCGTAGGCCTGGGCGTTCCCTTCGATGGCTGCGTTTCTGGCCTGGGCAGATGCATAGTTGCCGTCGTTCGTCACGTCCCGCATTTGCCGCCGTGCCGCAGCTTCACGCTGCTCCGGGTTCAATCCGTCCAGCTCCATGCGCCGGACGATTTCCTGACCCTGTGCTGTGTAGTCGCCGGCCTTCTTGTAGCGGGCTTCCACCTCAGCGCGCTTGGCCTCAACCTCGGACAGGGTGCGCTCCCAGGCCTGCCGCACCGCATCGACCAGTTTCTCCTGTTCTTTGATGCGCCGCTCGATGGACTCCTTTTCCGACTGCTCAATCTTTCCCGCTGCTGCCTGGGTTTGCTGCACCCGCAGGTCTACCCAGCGTTTCTGTTCTACTGCCAGCTGCTTTTCAAGGTCGGCCCGGTATTTTGCTAGCTGTGTTTCAGCGTCTCTGATTTCCTGGTTTTTTGCCTTCACAGCATCTTGCTGTTCGACCCAGAGATTGATGAAACCGATATCGCCTTGCGCCAGGGCCTGATCCGCCAGTTCTGCCTTCAGCTTTTTCAGCTCTCCCCTGGCCTGGCCGATCTTTTCGGCCAATACCGCATACTGATCGGAGCGGCTGGACGATTTCATGCGCGAATCGAAATCGCGCAGCTCCTTTGTCAGGTCTGCCAGCCCCTGTTTTGCCTGACCGGTAGACTTCTCCGCGCTATCCCCCCAGAGCTGCCACGCGGTCACCCCCAGCATGACCGCAGCGGTAACCGCGCCGATAGGCCCGCCCATAGCCGCAATCGCCCCAGCCCCCAGGCGACTCACCGCCCCGGCGCTAGCGGCAGCGTAGGCCCGCTCAGCTGCTGCCAGCTCCAGTTTCGCGGCCGTCAGTACCTCAGTGCGGCCGGTTGCAATAGCGGTGGCCGATGCCGAGGCGACGCTGGCCTGCGCAGACTGTACCGTCGCCGCAGCCACGGCCTGTTCAGCCGCGACCCGTGCCTGCGCGGCCACGACTTGAGCATAGAGCCCTCGCAGGATGTTGGTGCCAAACACAACGGCCAGCCCCGTGGCGGCATTGGTGGCGACGACCAACAGCGCATCCAGATTGTTCGTGACGCCATCAATGGCGGAAACCACCACGGCTGCCCCAGCAACTGCGTTCTGACCGAATGTCTGGGTGAACTGATTTTTGAGCCGGGTCAGTGCCTGGCCGATGGTCGAATCCATGGCCGCCGCTTCGGCTTCCAGCGTTTCGCGCTGGGAGAGCAGTGCTTCAACAACAACTCTGCTCGAGAGCTTTCCGGCCTCCGCCATTTCGCGCAGCGCTTCCTTGGGCACCCCCAGCCCGTCAGCCAGGGCCTGGGCCAGGCGAGGGGCGTTTTCCATCATCGAATTGAACTCATCGCCTCGCAGCACCCCGGAACCCAGAGCCTGGGTCAACTGCAGCATCGCTGCGGCCGAGTTGGAGGCATTCGTTCCAGAAACCTTGATCGATGCAGCAACGGCTTCGGTAACCCCCAGCGCGTCTTTCTGTTCGCGCCCCATGTTCCTGATTGCACCAGAGATCCCCGCGTAAAACCCCCCGGTCGCCGCCAGTTGCTGACCGTTGCGCTGCGCGATCTGAAACGACTGGGCCTGTGCAGTAGAAAACTCATTCTGCGATGCAGCAGCCAGCTTGATACGGTTGTTCAGGCTCGTGTAGTTGTCGCTGACATTTGCCAGACCCCCGACCCAGGTCGAACTGACCGCCAGCGCGCCAACGCTGACGGCGACATTCTGTATGCGGGCCAGCTGTGTCGAAATGGATTCCAGGCCGACCCGGGTTTTCGAGAATCCACCGCCAGCGTTGTCGAGCCTGGCCAGCGCGGCGCCAGCCTTCTGGGCCTCCTGATTAAGCTGCTGAACACTCTGGACGGCCACCCCTGTACTGGGTTGAGCAATCCGGTTGGTCGGCAGCATCAGCCCCACCTGGCTTTTTGCCAGAGCCGTGGCCGCAGATTGTTTGTCCGCAGCCTCCCGGGCCAGGGCGGTTTCACGGATCTCGCGCTGCAACTGGTTTTCTGCATCCAGCAGCGCCTGGGCCCGGGCCAATGCGGCCGCCGAGGTGTTCTTGTCCGCTGCCGCTCTGGCCTGGGCAGTTTCACGGATCTCCCGCTGCAGCTGGTTCTCTGCATCCGCCAGGGCCTGGGCCTGGCGCAGCGCTACTGTCTGCGCTTCTCTTTGCGATACCGCAGCCACCGCCGCCGCATTGTCTGCAGCGGCCTGCTTGAGCCGCTGCATTGCCAGCACCTTTGCTTCCACAGCGGCCTTTGCCGCATTCACGGCATCCCGGGCTTTACCAAACTCACGGGTCATGGCCTTGCTGGGGGAATCCGCCTCAGCCAGCGCCCGGGCCAGGCCCTGAGCCTTGACTTGGGCCGCCTCCAACGCAGCGCGTGCCTCTCCTACCGCCGTGCGGGCATCACCATAGGTACGCAGGATCGCCGTGCGCGTTTCGAGCAGACCCGCTTTTGCTGCAGTGGGATCTGCCGTGATCTGAAGCTTGAGCGCGGCTATACTTGCTTTCATGGTGATGACTCTTCAAATACTCGCTGGCGGGATCTGTGTTGCGCTACTGACCTGGCTGCTTGGCCCGGCCCCGGGGATTGCGCTCGGCACGGTTCTGGTGCTGGGGATGGCCGATATCGCCTTCAATAGCGGCCGGGTGCTCCGCTGGAACAGCGGCTTCACCCGTCGCCACAATTAGCCTCTACCTCATCGACCGCCGCCCGAAAAACCCCCCAGGGGTAATCCCAGGCATTGGCATGCCCCAGCCGGATCAGGATGCTGACGGTTCGGGAAAGTCCGGCAGCGCCACTGCCCGGCCGATCTTGGCCAGCCGGTCCCGCATCCCGAAAAAATCCCCGTTCACCTCCCGGGCCTTGGCTTCAATTCGCCGCAGCTGACTGGGCGTCAGGTTCTCCAGCGTTTCAAGATCGGTCATGCGCTGCAGGTCCGTCAGACTGACTTCTTCGAACAGGGCCAGATCCACCATGTCACCGCTGGCCTCTACATTCGCCAGCCAGTTACGAATCTCCCCCACCGTCAGTTCCCGCACATGCACAGTGCGGCCGGGCAGCTCAACTGTGCCAACCAGAGGCTCCATTACAGGTCACCCACCAGCACTTCATAGAAGCGGCTCTTGCCGGTTTCGGTGATGTGGTCTGCGGCCAGGATTTCGCCTTCCACATCGAAGCTTGCGAAGTCGTCGCCGATGAACTCCAGGCTCTTGGCAACGCCGAATGAGACCCGGTGGAAGCGGGCAATCCAGGGCTTGTTCGTGCGCTCGTTGATGCCATCGAACAGCAAGCCGCGCTCCGTGACCGTGGAGAGCAGCGCCTGTATGCGCTGGTGCTTGTGCTTGGTGTAAGCAAAGCTCAGCTCGGTACCGGCCGCGATGCCGCCGCCCTCGATGGGAATGATGCCAGCGCGCTTGCGGATGTAATCCACACCCTCTTCCAGGGCGGAACCGCCAGCAGAGGGCGTCACCGTCAGGGCGGCGGACATGTCTTGCATGTGATCGAGTGCCAGCAGCTTGCCGACCTCGATCACCTCATGCTCCTCGTCGGCGACGGCACCCGCAGCAACGGCGGCGGCAGTGCCGCCCAGGGCCATTTCCAGGACAGGGATGGAGACATGGCGGGCAGACAGGCTGATGGTGCCGGACTTGAAACGCTCGAAGGCATCATCATTGCCACCACCACCCTGGTAGTTGGGCAGCTCCTTCTTGTCGACGGCGATGGCGACGGAGAGCTTGCTGGTATTACCGAGGGACTCGCCCGCATTCACCCCCACCTGTGAGACGTAAGGGGTGCCGTTGATGATGGCGGTTTTTGTGGCCATGTGAATCTCCTGTGTTCGTTACCGATGAATATCGAATGTGCAGGTAGATTCTGGGCGACAGGTGCGGCGGGCGGCAGGGGTGAAGGGGTTCTACGCAGAGGGTAGAAAGAGAAACCCCGGCTCGGGGCCGGGGCTCTGGAAAGGGGCGGCGGGCGTCAGGTGCCGGCGTAGATGATGTAGAGCAGCTCGACAAACGCGGGACGGTTGTCGAAGGGCTGGCCCTCCCCGGACAGCTCGGTTTCCCCACCGAAGCCCCGCAGGGCGGCGGCGGTTTCGGTAGGCGCCGTAGTGGTCGTCGGTCCATTGGCACTCCCGGTTACGCCCGTCAGATAGTAGGGATCAACAGATGCGAGCGGATCAACCCCGACAGCGCCCGGGACCACCTCCAGTTTTGCGGCGGCGCCAAGGGCATGGCTGTGTTCAGGCAAGTTATCGACCGCCAGGCTGATCACGTTCGACCCGCCGGTACCGCCGGGCCCGGTCGCTGGTGCCGCACCGGCCACGAACTTGCCGACCAGGTTCGGCAGATTGAAGGTGCTGACCCCATCACCGACACCAAATCTGGTACCGATGACGGCAAACAGGGCTGCGCGGTCAACGCGGCTGACCTCAGCGCCGTCCCCGACAAGCCAGCCGTCCGGGAGTGCGTCTGCAGACCCCGCGAACTGGCGCACTTCACCGATGAAAGGGCCGCCAACAACCTGATCGCCGAGGGGCAACTGGCGGACGACGCCGGCAGACATTACGAGGGGGCGATGTGTCGTCATCACAGCACCACAAAGCCGTCGTCGGTCGAAATGAGCTCAGACACAGACCGGGCCTTACCCAGGTATTGGCTGATCTTGCCGGCGTTGGCCTCGTTGGTCTCGTCCAGCGGGGTACCGATCACCCCCCCGGCCGTGCCCAGCCAGTAACGGTTACCGCCAGTCAGGCCAGAAAGGCCATAGTTCGTGCCGTCCAGGGGGTAGACAGTCGCGTCCGCATCAGCGGCAACGGCTTCCAGTACGAAACCATCTGCCGGTCGGCCATTGCTGTTGTCGGCCAGGCGCGCGTTCATCTCGCCCGAGTTGTTGAAGAGGTTGACGAACACGCCAGCGCTCAGTGCTTCGAATGCCGGGATGATGGCGGTATCGGTCCCGATGCCAGCCGGCATCATCGACATATCGAGCCGGCCGGCACTATCGAGCGCCGGGATTTTCCCCGCGTCGGCAGCGCCGGCAGACGCGGCGAGGGCGGTCGCCTGGCGGGTTTCCCCCGCCACGCGAACCAAAAATTTTTGAGCCATGGCCTTACTCCTTCAGGTTGATTGGACTGCTAATGTCGATGTACATGCGCTGACCTGATACGACCGATCCCACACGCACGTCGAACCCGTTGACCGGGGGGACCTGTGTCAGCCCCCCTTCGGAACCTAACCAGACCGGGCCAGGGGTCAGCCCCAGCCCTGGCACATCTACCGGTCCAGCCCGCTGCACTGTCACGGCTTGGCCAGCGGCAGCGGCAGCGGTTACCGTGACCCCGCAAAGCAGGCTGATGTGGTCTGCATCTTCAAAATCGAGGGGATGGATAACTCCGGCCGGGTCTTCCCAGACCACCCGCAGGGCCGACATGGGCATGCCACTCACGCGGGTAAAGGCCGTGCCGCCGGGCTGACCAGGCGGGCCGGGGGGACCGGGAATCCCCAGCTCTACAACCAGCGGTGCGGCCGGTGTGATGATCTCGACCAGCACCGTTGGGGTGGCCGGGCTAGTCATGGGTCACCTCTTCATTGACGGTGACCAGGCCCTGGTAGAGCCGCCAGGTGTAGTTGGGGCCGGCGGCCGGGGTGATCTCCAGGTCGTACTGCCCGCCATCTGCCGGCAGCGCCGCAGTCTGGGGGGCGGTGATCAGGCGGCGGATGGTGCCGGCGGGGCCGTCAATCTCAAGCCCGGCACCGGGGCTGGCCAACTCCAGCAACAGCCGGCCGCCGTGGTCGCGGATCTGCATGCGGGCGGTGGAGCCGGTGAAGTCATAGGGGGTTCCGTCAGGGGCCTTCAGCCGGATCTCGTCCTGATAGACGGCGCCCTGCTCCAGTGCCAGCTTGCGCTTGATGGAAGGCATCAGTACGCCTCCTCGCAGCCCTTGGAATGGGAGCTGACAGCAAAGGCCAAGGGGAAGTAGGCGTGGCTGGCGCTGTTCATCGGGCGCGGTCCGGGCACGACCGAGAGACCAGAAACAGAGCCTGAAACTTCCACCCGCCAGCCCGAGAGGGCGGCCAGGGCTTCAGCCAGGATGGGCACAGCCGCCGATTGCCGGGCCATGACCCGGTCTTTTCGGCCCACGTGCTTGACCACGGCTACCACCAGCCAGGTTTCGTTCCACAGCACATCGCCCCCGGCCTGGTCTGCGGGGACGTAGCCAAACGGCACGACATGTAGCGCAGGGGCAACCTGACTGGCCTCCTGAACTCCCTTCAGGTCTTCTGTGGAAAACACGTTGTCGCCAACGCTGGGGCACTTCTGCCGCAGTCGTTCAAGGATCAGCTCACCGGCTTCGAGCAGCATGTCAGCCCCTGACCCGGGGCGATGCCCAGGGATTCTGCTGGCGGCCGGTGACGATCTCGACCAGGTTCTGATCCGCACTGCCTGCCACGGCGGGCGCGGCCCCTTCGAAACGAGACTGTCCTGTTGCAATCGAGCGCAACAGGCTGCGGGCCGTCTTGGCTCGTTCCTTCACCACTTCGGGGGGCGCATCGGTATAGAGCCCCTCGCGCGCCAGGTCGCAGGCGATGCGCGTGAGCAGCGGCGGGACCGGGTTCATGGGTAGCTGGTAACGCCCGGCCAGAGCGGCATCAATTTCGGCTGCAGCATCGGACAGGGCCCGGCCCACCAGGACCGGGTCCGGGCTGCCGGTGCCGTCCGTGTCCGCCACCTGGTTGATTTCGTCCTCGCCGTAGCGGGCGAACAGGTCAGAGAGCCGGGCATAGGTCATGGCTTAAACCTCAGACCCGGGGTCCATCCCGATCACCATGGGCAGCACAACCAGGTGGGGCTCAGCCAGCAAGGCTTCGACCTGGGCCGGGGTGAAGTCTTCCACGGCCACCACGGTTTCCTGTTTCGACCAGGCGCGGCCGGCGCGGCGGAAGCCATCGACCAGGGCGCGAATCTGCAGGTGGGTGACGGGGGAAGCGTCAGGCGGCAGCACTTCGCTACCGGAAACAATCGTCACAGCCACGGGCTCGCCGGGCAGCACTTCCCCCACAGGGGGAGTGGCCGTGCTTTCCAGTTGCTGGGTGCCAGTGGCTTCCGTGTTGGCTTGGGGGGTGGATTGCTCCACCCCCTTGGCCGTCACGTCAGCGTCGGTACCCGGAGCTGCTGCGGGCGCTGAAGTATTCGTGGGAGGGGCGGTTTTGGTTTTCTTGCGAGGGTTTTCCATGACGGTCTCCGGTTGATCAAGCACTCAGGTCAGCCCCCGGCCGTTGGCCAGGGGCTGGGGCTCAGGGTTCGATCATTCGAGCCAGGGACTGACGATGAGCTGGGCGGTGCCGCGCCAGATGTTGGTGGCGCCAGCCGCGTTGCGGTCTGCCTCCAGCAACTCCCGGGCCTTGGCTTCGTTGCTGGGGCCGCAGATCAGGTGAGTGGCTTTCACGCCCAGCGGCGAACCATCGGGACGGAACTGGCCGGCCAGCGCCTGGCGGGCCAGGTCGTAGTTGGTCGCGTCCAGATCGTCCTGGCTGCCAAAGGCCAGCTGGTGGAAGCCGAAGCCAGCGGCGTAGCGGGAATCGGCACCAAACAGGTAGGTGCCATCCATGAACACGTTGTCGTCTTCTTCGCGAGTCTTGCGCACGAACTGGGCGGCCTTGCGCAGCTGGAAGATCAGGGGCTTCATGTAGGCGCGGGACAGGTCCATCAGGAACCAGGGCTTGCCGCTGCCCGCCTGGACGTTGCTCCAGCTCTTCACCGCGCCGTCACGGTCAAAACCGGGGTGGTCGGTATCGAAGAAGTACTGGCCGTCAAAACCGGCGGTGGTGAAACCCTGGGCCAGGAGGCCCCACACCAGGTCATCCGGGTGGCGCGCGGCGATTTCGCCCTGCTGCTGGAAGATGGTGCTGTAGATACCCAGCTTGTCATCCTCGATCGCGTCCCTGGAGACACCGATGGTGTGCTCGTATTTCTTGTTGCGAATCTGGGCGGCCGTGCTTTCCAGATTGTTGATGACACGCTGGCCGACCCACTCACGCATGCCGGGGAGGTCTTTCATCCAGCCGTAGTTCTCGGCGTCGGAGGTGGAGGGAATCACCATGGCCACCTGCGGATAGCTTGGGGCGACGGTACCAAAACCCTGTTTGAACGCCGCATTGAAGCCTTGCGCCAGGGAGGTGAGGATTTGCGGGGTGATCTGCATTTGCTTGATCTCCTAGTTAGAGGCTGAACTTGACCCAGACGCCATCGGGCTCCACCGCCACCACCTTGCCGGCAATGGAGCGGGTGTTGGAGCCGTTGGTCTTGGCCACCGTCTGGTCATCGACCAGGTAGCAGTTGGCGCCCGCGTCGGCCTGGGCAATCAGGTCGGCACTGGTGCTGTTGGCGAACTTGAAGACGCCGGTGCGGACCCGGGCATAGGCGGCGCCATCGACGCTGGTTTCATTGACCACCGAAGCCTCGAAGCGGCCGACGGCAATCAGGCCGGTAGCGGTGCTGGCCGGCTCGGCGTAGCCGCCATTCAGCACGGCAATGCCGCCCTGGTAGCAGGTGGTGTTGGCGCTGACAGGGAAAGCGAAGATATCGCCCGACATTTGCGGGGTGTTGCGGTCTGCGGAAAGTGCGGTCATGGCTTATTGCTCCTTGCCGGCGGCGAAGATTTCGGGGGTCTGGCCCAGGGCTTTCATCACGGCCATCCCGGCGTCGTCCAGATCGGCACCGTTACCGCTGGGCAACTGTTTGCCGTTGGTCTGCATGCCCTTCAGCGCGGCAACCGGCTCGGCGGCGGCGACATAGGCCTTCAGCGCTGCAATGTTGGTCTTACCCAGATCCTCGGCCCAGGCTTTGAGCGCGGGATTCAGACGGCCATCGGCAAGGGCGGACTCGATGAGCTTGTCCGCTTCGCTCTTGGCAAAGCCGGCGGACAGGACGGCAATCTGGGATTGCAGATCCTGCACGGCCTGGATGGGCACGAACTTGGCAGGGTCGGGGTTCTGGGGCGCCTGGGACTTCAGGGCCACCAGTGCGGCGGCGGCGGCTTCGGCTTCGTCAGCCTTGGCCTTCATGGCGGCGACGGCCGTCAGTGCATCCGCCTCCAGTGCATCCGCAGGCAGCCCGAGGGCGGCCAGCAGCTTCTTGAGATAGTCCATTTCGGTCTCCTCGGGTTGAAAATCGGGGGTGGGGGAAAACGGGTAGTCCGCCAGGGCGGCAGAGAGTGCAACAGCAGCCATGCCATCAAGGCCGGGGGCATTGGTCAGCGCGGCCATGCGCACGGCCAGCACTTCGCCTGTGGTTCGGTCGTATTCGAAGACTGGGGAGATGTAGCGGTATTCGCCAGACTGGATCATGGCGCTGGCCCGGGGCGTCCAATTCACGCCCGTTGCAAAGAGCCCCTGGCCTTCGCGCCATTCAACACCAGCGAACCAGCCGGCAGCCGGGGCCGGCTGGCCGTTCTTCTCCGCCAGCAAGGTCTGGTGTTCGTAGTCGATGACCAGGGAGTTGACGTGGGCAGCATGCCGGGCGATCACCCGAGCGGCGATGTCGGCATCGATACGCCAGGCCGCCACGTCCGTGGGCCGGCCGGAGCCATCGACAGAGCGGAATGTGGGGCCTGCGGGCGTCAGCTGGACGGTGCCGGAGCTACCGGGCGCCAGCTGGAAGGAGAGGACCGCAAGTGCGGTGGTTTGCGTGTGTGCCATGCCGCCCATGATGGGCGGGCTGGCTTATCGGAGGGAGAGGTGAAGGGGTTCTACGGGGCGGCGGAATAAGCCGCCTCCGTCTTAACGCTGTTCTCCGCCATCATCTTCCGGAAGAGCCTCCACTTCGATGATGATGGCGTCCCTAATGCTGCCACGTAGATTTTTTGCATTAATCTTAAGCCGCACGGGCCGACGGTCCCATTCGGCCTGCTGTAGTGCCTTCTTGTGACTGAGATTGAGCGACTCATCTTGCACCGTTGCCTCTATTTCCTCGCCACTCTCTATGTTCCTGACCTTTACCTTGAATACCATTGGGCTAGACGAATCAACACGGACGATTCGGTAATCTCCATCCAGCCGAACCTCTTCAGATTTTTGTCGGGCATTCTGAACCATGATCCCGGCGGCTTCGCCGGATAATGCAAAGCCATCTACCTCGGCACGCTCAGCCCGCGAAAACCCTTTGACCAGTTCTGTATGCGCATCGTGGGCAATCCGGCTGACATTGTCGAGCCGATGATCGGCGGAAATCACCTTCTGCAGCAGTTCCATACGCCGGGTTTCTTGTTCCCCCATGAAGCTTAGCGTCCGTATCAAATCCCGATCAGATTCGGACTTGAGCTCCGCCTCACGGGTTTCCTTGCGGGACTGAAGATAAGCTCCGAATGCAGATTTGCCAACAAACAGCAACACCGTCACCACGGCAGCAATCAAAGCGTGATCGGCATCCATGCGGCCTCCGACCTGCCGGATCAACTCCAGCAGCAACTCCTGAAAATCAATCTCGTATTGCGACGATCCATCTGTCACCTTGACTCGTATCTCAAGCGCCTTCTTTTCCGCATCTGTAAGGCGCTTGGTCGGGTCATTGTACTTTGCCGTAGCATAGGCGCGATACAACCCCTTTTGGAGCTCAATGAAGCTGTGCATCACTGATGGCGTGATAGTTTGCTGAAACTGCTCCCCGGTCAGTCGGATCTTAAACGTCGGCCATCCATCCAGTTCCAGTCGAGCCCCATCTGGAAGATTTCCTGCCAGATATTGTTGAATCAGCTCAAAGGCTTCACCTTCATCCCTAATGCGGATTTCTGCTCCTCTTTCTTCATTTGATACGGTTATTTCGTTTGTCAACTTTGCCCCCTCCGATTTAATAAAAAAACAAAATCTAGGTACCTACCGCATCACCGCACACTTTTTTATGTGCATCCAGAAACATCTTCAGCTCCAAGTACTCATCCGCACTTCCTGTAGCGCTTACCCTGGGCATCAGCATGGCCTTACCCGCTGCGTCGACAAAGAACGGAGACGCTCCGACATAACCGCCAAACGAGTTTTTGGCATTTACTTTTCCGCATACCCCGCTTGTATTTGCGTAGAACCTGACATCTTCAAACTGGGCAGATGACGGATCTTTCAGCGAGGAACGTACAATTTGCTGCGCCTTGTCGATAGCTCTTTGCTCAAATGCTGCTTCCTCATTGGCCGCAACATACGCCGAGTACTTTTTGTACCCCGCTGGAACAGACGCCAGCACAGCAACACCCAAGAGCACGCCCAGAATTTTTTTCATCATCACTCTCCTCAACTCAGAGCAACCTAAATCACAAGAGCCCCAAGCAGACTGAACGGGCCTTTAAAAGCGTTTAGAAGCCCCGAGAGCACCTATGCCGGAGTTTTCGTGGGCCATGGGCCCATCAACGCCCAACAGACGCTCCATTGAAGTCCGTGTACGGCATCGTCAATTCGACGAACTTCCATGCCGACCCAGAGGCCGCATCCCCTCCCGTGTACTGAAGCTTGCAGCGGAAGTTGGTACGAAGCATGGCGCCAAAGCTGTTCTGGGCATCCACATACGAGCGGATGACAACCAAGCCCCCATCACCAAGATTTGTTGGAAGCGCTGGATAGATGGGGAAGGAGGCCGAGGCCGGAGCTTTCAACCGGCCTTTGACTAGATCCTGGCAATGGAAGTAGGCGTAGCGGGCATTCTGCTCGCCTGAACTAGAACCGGATAGTTGCCCTTGTATGAAGAAATAGATAACACCAGCTGCCATCCCTAAAACTGTCAATGTTGACCACAGGGAAGACTTGCTTTCCTCCTCTTTGGCAGCTGGACTCTGACCCTCTGGTTCTGGCGTTACCGTAGGAGGTGGAGTAGGAACAGGTTTCGGGGTGTATTTCGCATATACAACCCCGCACTGCGGGCACTCGTAGTCTGGCGCCTGGTCTCCGGGCTGCCGGGTGTAATTGCACTTGGGACACGTCGTCATCTCGCCTACCTCCGTACCGCCGATCTCGACTCAACCACCCGGCCGCATCGCCGGCACCTGAATACCTTGTGACCTTCCAGGCTGACACGGACAAACTGCCAGTCATGGGTGCCCGCGATGTTGCACAGTAACCATCCTCTGCTATAGCGCCACAGTCTAGCCAGGCGCCGCCACATCGCTACTTGAGCACCAAGGCCATGACCAGCACGCCGGCCAGCATGCCGACTGCGGTAGCGATCCGGGCCCAGTTCCGCCGCCGTTGCTCGAGCGTCATGCAACCGGGGCAAGCATCCGCGTTTGCAAGCAGCTTCTGTTGCAAAGCCGTGAGCCGGCCGGCCTGATCGTGTGCTGCCTGCAGCTGCGTCTCAAGCTGCGCGACACGCCCGCGCAGCGCATGGATCAGCCGCGACTCGCTCAGATCCACATTACCCACATCAACGAGCGCTTGCTCAGCCAGTTGACGCGCCAGTTCAGACCGTTCGGACATGAGCTGCAACAGCGCCCTGGCGCCGTCCAATTGCTCGACCCGGATCTCGTCGACGCTCGAGACGCACAGCACCTGGTGAATGAAGCGCCATTTCCGCCACCCCGGCTCGCCATCTTGCTGCTCAAGCGACTTCACCGCATCGTTCAGCTCAATACGCTCCCGCTTGTTCAGGACGCGGCCGCCAGATGGCGGAACAACAACCTGGACGCTGTCTGCCTGTATAGCCTGCCCGACCGGACCATCGAATTTCACTTCTTCTTACCTCCCATGGAGATGCTCAGGCCTTGCTGGTTTGCCGTATCGGCATTTACGACCTGGCCGACATCACCATGAAAGACCATTTCCTTTCTGGATTTCTTTGCAGGAATGGCTGCCGCACCCTGTAGCGCGCCAATAGCAGCAGCCTTGACCGCCAGCGGCGCCGCACGGAACAGAGACAGCAACTCCTTTTCATCGGCACTCAGCAACTCCGGGGCAGGGCCCTCACGGTCCCCTGTAACGATGTAGCGCACGTCGGCACCTGCTTTAGCAATGGCAGCCAGATACGCAGCATCCGGAAACCGCTCCCCGGATTCGTAATTGATCTGGGCGCGCTTTTGTACCCCGCCAAGTTCGCCAAATGCAGGCTGGCTTAGCCCCAGTCGCTCCCGCTCCTCTTTAAGCCTTGAGCCGATGCTCATAAAGACACCAAAAATATGTTGACAGGTGCACAAACGAGCACCACAATTAACCCACAAACAGCAGCCGATTAACCGCCAAGCCTTTCCGCTGCTGCTCCCTCAACTACAACAGGAGTCCGCCATGACCCCCGATCAATTCAAGGCCCGGCTTCGCCGCCAGGGCAAAACCCTCCGCTGTTGGGCGGAAGAAAACAACTTCCCGCCCAGCGCGGTGTACCGCGTGTTGAACGGGGTCTTCAAAGGCCACCGGGGCCTCTCCCACGACATCGCTGTCAAGGCCGGCATCAAGACCACCGAACCTGAACAACTCGCTGCGTGAGGCCAACCATGACCACCATCACCCTCACCGAAGTCGTTTCCCAGCATGCAGCCTGGGCAGACAACCTGGTTGGCGACGCCGGCAAGACCTTCAAGCGTTACCTGACGGGCGCCGCCGAATACACCATCACCAGCAACGTGCTGCACAGCCTGCAGGACAAGCTGATCACGCTGACGTCCGCTTTTTGCTGCCTGCTCCACGACAACCCGGAAGCCGCAGCCGTGATTGATCTGGAGCACGCTCGGGCCACGAAAGAAATCCGCAGCTTCATGAATGCCGCCACTCAGCGCTTCCTGGGGGAGTTCTATCCCCAGCCCCGGGAAAGGGTGGACTTCGGCGGGCTGGATATCAATAGCCATCTTGAGCTCTCTCAGCCCGAGCCTTGTCCAGCTCCGTTGCAATCCTCCGCATCACCCTTGACGCAGGGCCACACCCCTGAACCGCAAGGCGGATATCCGCAAAGCAAAGCAGCTCCTGGGAGTAGCCGGGACCATCAAGCAGGCCCTGCGTCTCAAGCCGGGTGAGCAGCAGCATGAATGCAAACGCGACCCCGTCGACCTCGTCATGCAGGGTTTCGAATTCCAGGCTGTTCATGGTTCGCCTCCTTGGTTTCGACACCCCCAATTTAGCGACCTGCAAACCGTTTGCATATTAGCAAAACCGGCATTTTTTTGGACATACGTTTTTAGGACTCTTCCAATGCCAAGCAGAAATTGGAAACACCCACCTCAGAGCATGCAGGAAGCCATGGAGGCCTGTCTGCAACATGCCCTGACCCAGCATCGGCGCAGCCTGGACCACGTCGCCGCCGACATGGGCCTGTCCAACAAGTGGGCACTCTACAAGTACGTGGAATCCGGCCGTATTCCGGCCGTCCTGATCCGGCCCTTTGAACGGGCCTGTCATGCCGATCACGTGACCCGCTTCCTGGCCCATGCCGCCCATAAGCTGATCATCGACATTCCCACCGGCCGTCTTCCCCAGGCCAGCGACCTGCCCGCCGTACAGGCTGCCACCCACGACGCCCTGGGCGCCCTGATCGCATTTGCTGCCAACAAGGCGAAGCCCGAGGAGGTGATGGCTGCCGTGACCTCCGCCATGGAGCAACTGGCATGGCACCGGGAGAACGCGGCACGGTCGGCACAACCCGAACTGGAGCTAGGCGAATGAGCGACTACACCAATGCCGCCCAGCAGCGAGTGCTGAAGATCGTGCAGCTGCTGGCAGGGAATGAGTTTTCTGGACTGGTGCCCATGGACCTGGCAAAGGCCCTGGATACCAACCCCAGCAATGTGACCCGGGACCTGGCCAACCTGCAAGCGGCCGGCCTCGCTGAGCAAATCCCCGAGACCGGCCGCTGGCGCCTGGGCCCCAAGTTGATCCAGATCGCCCTGGCGTTTTCCGAGCACGTGGCCCAGGCCACGGACCGGCTCAATGACCTGAAGCACCGCTACACGCGGCTGCCCAACTGAGGAGAGCATCATGCCCCGCAAACCCCGCGAAAGCGTTATCGAACACAGCGCGGCAACCGTCGCCCCAGAGGTTGAAGAGGCCATCCGCCAGGACATGGCGGCATCGGCCCAGCTGCCCGCCCTGGTGGCTGAGATTAACGAACACCAAGGCGTCATCCTGGCCCAGTACGGCGACGGCTTGCCCTATGACCGCCTGCGCTATGTGGACAAGTGCCGCTATCACATGGCCAGGAGCGCAGAGGAGGCACTGGAGGTGGGCCGCTGCCTGATCGTGATGAAGGAGTGTGAAGGGCACGGCGAGTGGATCCCACTACTGGATGACCTCGGGCTTGGTCAACGAACTGCTCAGAAGATGATGCAGGCGACGGTTAGGTTCTCAAATGCGTCGTCAACGACGCATTTGATCGAATCGGCGAAATCTAAAACCAAGCTACTTGAGCTGATGGTTCTAGACGATGAAGAGCTTTCCGCCCTCAACGACGGCGAATCCGTCCGGGGAATCCAGCTCGACGACGTGGAGCGCATGAGCGTTTCAGAGCTGCGCCGGGCTCTGCGCCAGACCCGGGCCGACAAGGAAGCCGAGGTGGCCAAGGCCAAGGCGACGGTTTCTTCGGAGCTGGCGGCCAAGGACAAGCTGCTGGCCGACAAGAGCCGGCGCATTGCCGAGCTGGTGGAAGAAAAGAACCAGCGGGAGTGCATGACGGAAGGGGAGCGGGCCGACCAGCTGATGGCCGACCTGACCCGGGAAATGCTGGGAGCCGTGGGCGCCATGGTGCCGGTACGCAAGGCCATTGACCGCATCCGTGCCCTGGAGCACTGCCCCCAGCCACTCTATGTGGCCATGCAGGCAGCCCTGCACCAGATTATGACCGAGGCGGAGGCCATCGCCGCCGAGTACGGCATCAGCCTGGATTTCGGCCTGCCTGCTGGCGGTTTCCCCGATGACATCAACCCGAACGCGGGCGAAGACTTCAGCGACATGCCTTCCCGCGAAGCCATGCTGGCAGCCGGGTGATGGAGACCGAAATGGCGCTGACACCGGAACGCATCATTACCTTGAAGGCTTGCGCAGACGCCATGGCGGCGGCTGGGCATGGCCAGAAGGGGAAGATCGCGGCCCAACACGCGGAGCTGCTGGGCTGTGATGTGAAGACCCTGTACCGCCAGCTGAATGAAGCGGGGCTGGGCAGCCAACGCAAGCGCCGGGCCGACGCGGGCCGATCAGCTGTCAGCCGCGACGAGCTGATGAAGCTGATGGCGCTGAAGACCATGGCCCAGCGGGCCAACGGCAAAGACAACATGGCCATCGGCGCAGCAGGCAGGCTGGTACGGGAGAACGGCCTGGCAGCCCTGGGCAAGCTGGACACGGACACCGGAGAGCTGGTCGCGGTGAGTGACTCGACACTACAGCGCGCCATTCGCCAGCAACAGCTCGACATGAAGACCCTGCGGGCTCCAGAGCCGCACCGTGGGCCCCGTAGCCTGCATCCCAACCACGTCTGGCAAGTCGATGCTTCGGTCTGCGTCCTGTTCTACCTGGACACCGGCGGGCTGGGCGTGATGGAACACGACGAGTTCTACAAGAACAAGCCGGAGAACTTCCAGAAGAAGGCCAAGGCCATGGTGATCCGCTACGTCTGCACCGATCACTACACGGGCACGGTGTTCTTTCGCTACTACCTGGGCAACGAATCCGGGGAAATGCTCTGCCAGTTCTTCATTGAGTGCATCCAGAACAAGGCGCACGAGAAAGACCCATTCCACGGGGTGCCCTTCATCGTCGTGGTGGACCCAGGTAGCGCCAACACTGGGGCCATGTTCCAGGCCATGTGCCGGATGCTGGGGGTCCGGGTGATCGTGCATCGGCCGAAGAACCCGCGCGCAAAAGGCAGCGTGGAGAAGCACAACGATCTGGTGGAGCGTGGCTTCGAATCTTCATTGATTGCCATCCGTGTTGAAAGCCTGGAGCAGCTGAACGGGGAGGCGGATATCTGGCGGCGCTGGTTCAACGGAGCCCGGAAACATCGCCGCCACGGCCATACCCGCTATGGCCTCTGGCAGACGATACGGCAGGAACAGCTGCGCCTGGCGCCGGCCCCAGAAGTGTGCCGGGCCCTGATGACCAGCCGTCCCGTCAGCCGCCAGGTGCGCGGCGACATGGTGGTCGAGTTTGAAGGTCGGCTGTTCCGGGTTGATCACATCGAGCACTTGCGGGTCAAGCAGTCGGTGAACGTGGCGCGCAATCCCTATCGCCCTGACGCAATCCTGTTGATCGACGAAGACGAACACCACCACGAGGTGCACTACGTGTGCCCGGAAGTTCCGAAGGATGCCGCTGGTTTCAGGTGCGATGCGCCTGTCTGGGGCGAGGAGTTCAAGTCCTTCGCAGATACCCCCGCAGTGCAGGACATGAAGGCCATTGAGCAATTGGCCTACGGAGTGGAAGGAAAGCTGGCGGTGGATGCAGCCCGGCGCGAGCGGGCGCCGGCCTTCGGTGGCCTGGACATCACCAGCCACCTTGATCGGGCTACTCCCGCGAGTTACATGCCGCGCCCCGGAACGGACATGGACGTGAAAACGCCGCTGTCCGAAGGCCGGGTGAGCAGCGAACTGAACCGCCCCCTGCCTGTGGCAGTGGAGCCCCGCAAGCTCAACCTGGTGCAGCTTGCCAGCCGACTGGCTGCAGCCATGCCCGGAGAGTGGACGGCGGAATCGTATCAACGGATTGCAGCCTGGTACCCGGACGGAGCGCCGGAGGCTGAGGTGGGCGCCATCGCTGAGCGCCTGAAGAGTTTCAGGGAACCCCCGCGCCTGGTTGCGGTGGGTGCGGCCTGAAAGGTTGCCTGCCAGGCCGCGCCAACGACCTGACAGGCGGTACATCACAAACGAGTGGAGATTTTAACCATGAACGTCATCAGCAACCAACGGGAGGCAGGTCATGAACGCACCCGCACTTCTCGGTTTTAAGGGGAATCCCTACGTGCCGCTCAAGCTGAAAGGAATTCTGGCCCGACATGGCATTCCCCAGGCCACCGCCGCCCGGGAGATCAAACAGGCCAACGGGGACCAGTTGTCGACCACGGCCATGAGCTTGCTCCTGTCCTGGGGGGAGTTCCCGAAGACGACCCCCAAGGAATCCATCTGCACCCAGGTTGATTCCTTGCTGCGTGCCCGGGGCGTGGATGAGTCGGAGATATCAACGGCATGGGAGCTGGAGGATTCACCGCCAGCCCAGGCCAAACCCACCCCGGCGCCTGCCGCAAAGCCACTTCCCGAACCTGATTTCGAACCCATGGAGATTCACATGCTGTCACCCCAAGCCAAACGCCATTTCAAGCTGTTCCGCGATCCGTTTTCCGACGACATCAATTCGCCTGAAGACGTGTTCATGTCGGAATCACAGCACTACGTGGTGGAGGCGATGATCCAGACGGCACTGACTGGCGGCATCACGGCGGCAATCGGCGAGTCTGGCTCCGGCAAGACCACCCTGCGCAAACTGCTGCAGCACCGCATTACCAGGGATCGCCAGAACATCCGCCTGATCTTTCCCCGCACCTTCGACAAGACGAAGCTGAGCACTGGCGCTATCGGCGCGGCCATCGTCATGGACATGGAGCCTGAAACCAAGGTCCGCCAGAAAAATGAATCACTGGCGCGCCAGGTCGAGGATGTGCTCCGGCGCTCCAGCCGGGCCGGCTTCCATCACGTTCTGATGCTCGAAGAAGCCCATGACCTGTCGATCACCACACTGAAGTACTTGAAGCGGTTCAACGAAATCGAGACCGATGACGGCTTCGGCAAAGCCCTCTCCATCGTCCTGATCGCGCAGCCTGAAATGCGCATCAAGCTGGACGCAAACCGCTATCCCGAGGCCCGGGAATTCATCAATCGCTGTGAAGTGGCCACGCTCGAACCGCTGCACCAGCACGTGGGCGAATACGTGAAGCACAAGTTCAACCGGGCCGGGGCGGATGTTGCTGCGGTGATGGCCGAAGGCACTTTCGATGCAATCCGGGCGCGCTGGACCAAGATCGACCCGGCTACCCGCGAGGTTAAAACCAACCTCTATCCCCTGATCGTCAACAACACCGTCACCCGGGCCATGAACCGTGCAGCAGAACTGGGCATGCCGCTTGTGACGGGCGACCTGATCAAGGAGCTCTGAAATGCAAGCTCAAGTATTCGTCCGCGAAGGCAGCCTTGTGCAGCGGGTCCTGCACCAGGTCACTGGCCGGGACATCTCTGAACTGAAAGACCTGGGGGCCACACAAGGGCAGGCACTCAAGCAATGCCAGCAATGGCTGGCCGCGCAGCAAGTGCCGGTGCTGATGGTTGTCAGCTCCAGGGCCGGAAATTACGTGGTGGTGCCCGACTGCCCGGCCATCTACCGCGTTTTCAAACCCGACGACCGGGCCTGGAACCGGCGCCGGCGTGAGGGGGTTTTCAACGTCTACAGCTGGTTCGCCGTGCGTTTTGGCGTGACCGTGACCTGGGAGCAATACGAATGCGTCGCCTGAACCCCATGCCTACCATCAGGCGCCTGGCAAACCGAACCCGCCTGGCCTGCCGCTACCGCTTTTCACTCAACTACTCATGGCACCTCGCATGGGTCAAAGCCGAAAGGATCTGATCATGTGGTTCAAGAACCTGCAACTGTATCGCCTGCCCGCCCCCTGGAAACTGGAACTGGCCGCCCTGGTGGAACAACTGGCCCGGGGCCGCTTCGTGCCCTGCGGCAGCCAGGACCCCATGACCCGGGGCTGGGTGCCGCCCCGGGGCGGTGAGCTGGTCCATTCCGTCGGCGGCCAGTGGCTGCTGATGCTGGCCGTGGAGCAGCGGCTGCTGCCCTCTTCCGTGGTCAATCAGGAAGTCCAGGAACGGGCCGAGAAGATCGCCCTGGAACAAGGTTATCCCCCGGGCCGCAAGGCCCTGCGGGATCTGAAGGACCGGGTCACGGAAGAGCTGCTGCCCCGGGCCTTCACCCGGCGGCGCAAGACCCCGGTGTGGATAGACCCGGTGCACGGCTGGCTGGGGGTGGATGCCGCCAGCCTGCAGAAGGCCGAGGAGGTGCTGGAGCACCTGCGCCAGTGCCTGGACGACTTCCCCCTGGCCCTGGTGCAGACCCAGGCGTCCCCAACTTCTGCAATGGCCGACTGGCTGGGTGATGACCGGGTTGGGCCACCAGATGGTTTCACCATCGACCGTGATTGCGAACTGAAGGCCGTGGATGAAGAGAAAGCCGCCGTTGCCTACAAGCGCCACCCGCTCAGCGACGAGGCTGCAGGAGAGGTGAGGCACCACCTGGCAGCCGGCAAGCTGCCCACCCGCCTGGCCCTGACCTGGGACGACCGGATCAGCTTCGTGCTCACGGAAAAGGGCGAGATCAAGCGCCTGGCCTTCCTGGATGTGATGAAAGAAAGCGCCTGGGAAAGCACCGAGAACGCTGATGAAATCTTCGACGCCGAGTTCGCCATGATGACCGGCGAATTCACCCGCTTCATCCCCGCCCTGGTGGAAGCCCTGGGCGGGGAACGGAGGGAGTGATGTCCGTACATCGCACCTACCGCGCCTGGAGCGCTGAAGACGATGCGGCGCTCCAGGAACTGCTCGCTGCTGGCGTCGGCAAGTCTGCAATTGCACGTCGGCTGGGACGGCCCACGTCGTCAATTCGTAGCCGTCTCGTAACGCTGAGCAAGCACCAGCCCACACGCGTCAAGCCCTCGGCCCCGGCCCCCAAGAAACCTGCTCCGGTAGTGGTTGCCGCCCCCATCCCGACGGCCGGCATGAAGCGGCGCCGGTGCATGTGCTGCGGTACCGAATTCAACTCTGCGGGGCCCCACAACCGGCTGTGCGGCCGGTGCCGTGCGAAATCTGCAGAGATCAGCCCCTATACCCCTCATTTGTGAAGGACACCCCATGACCACCAATTCCATTCCCACTGGCTACAAGCAGAACGCGGCCGGCCACTTGATCCCCATCGAAACCATCAAGCCCATCGACCTGGCCCGGGATGAGCTGGTGCAAGAAATCGTCGGCAAGGCCAAAACCTTGAACGGCCAGATCCGTGAATTCAAGGGCCAGGCATTTGCAGACATCGCCGCATTCGTCCAGCTCTCGGCCGAGCAGTACCAGGCCAAGCTGGGCGGCCAGAAAGGCAACGTCACACTGCTGTCCTTCGATGGCAAATACAAGGTGGTGCGGGCCATCGCCGAACACATCCAGTTCGACGAGCGCCTGCAGGCTGCCAAGGCCCTGATCGACGACTGCATCACAGACTGGAGCCAGGGCAGCCGCCCCGAGATCCGCGTCCTGGTCAATGACGCTTTCCAGGTGGACAAGGAAGGCAACATCAACACGGGACGCGTGCTGGGCCTGCGTCGGCTTGAGATCGGCGATGACCGCTGGCGCCAGGCAATGGCCGCCATCGGTGAGGCGGTGCAGGTGGTGGGCAGCAAGAGCTATGTACGGGTGTATGAGCGGGACGACACGTCCGAATACCGCCCGATTCCCCTTGATGTTGCTGCGGCGTGAGGTGATGTGATGGCCTATCAAGATATTCCCGTCCAGTGCTGCCGCTGCAAGAACAAGCACATGGAGTCAGAGCGGGTTTATGTCGCAAGCGCCAAGTTCAAAGGCGCATCGGAGAGCGTGTGCCCCCGCTGCAACGCACGTTCCTACTTCGATATGCGCCCTATGGTGGCCTACTGCTGGGCTAGTGGGCTGATCGAACTTGGTGAAACCGTCCCTGAAGGTGCCATCAAGCTGGCAGAAGGCCCCAAGGCGAATTTGAAAGTGGTGATGGATGGGCTGGCCCGCCACGGCCAAGGGCGGTCCGATGGAACGCTCCTGGTCCCCGGCGTTCCAGAGGCAGCCGACCAACACGCGGCTGGCGATGCACTTCGGCAGTTCATTGAGTGGGCGAAGAAGTGCAAATCGACAAGGAAATATGGCGTCGTTTTTAACACCATGGAGGTGATGTGATGGCCGTACTGAACCAACAGCTGGCGCAGGCTGGGCTTTTCGATGAAGGGGAGCACTTCTAATGGCACAGACACCACGACAAATGGCCAGCAATCAGCAGCGCACCCTGGCCTCCATGCAGAAACGGCTGCTTGAAATGGCCGCAGTCTGGGGCGACCTGGACACCTACAACATGGCCCGGCTGGAAGACCTGGCAAAGGAATGCGCGTCGGTCAGCAAGATGCTGGTGACTGACACCGTTCCCTTCGAACCGGAGGAATCATGACCGCCCGCGAAAAGATCATCGACAAGATCAAGAAGTGCCTGGCGCTGGCCAAGTCCAGCAACGAGCATGAAGCCGCTGCCGCCCTGCGTCAGGCGCAAAAGCTGATGCAGGCCCACGACATCAGCGACCTGGACATGAGCGCAGCTGAGGCTACAGAGGCACGGGCCAAGGCTGGCGCCACTCAACGCCCGGCAGGCTGGGAAACCTATTTGGCCGGGCATGTGGCGGATGCGTTCGGCTGCAAGCTGATGTTCACCTCGTCCTGGTCGCAGGGGGGCGAGTGGGCCTTCATTGGCATGGGCGCAGGGCCAGAGGTCGCCGAGTATTCCTTCAAGGTCTTACTGCGCCAGGGCAAGGCCGCCCGTGCGGAATACATCAAGGCCAAGCTGAAGCGCTGCAAGCCTGGCACAAAAACCCGCCGCGCCGATCTGTTCAGCGAGGGCTGGGTTACATCAGTCGTCAGCCTGGTCGAACGGTTCAGCGCCCCGGAATCCAGCGAGAGCGCCATTGATGCCTACATGGCCATCAAGTACCCCACCACCACGTCACTCAAGACCTCTGACCGTAACACCGACCGAAAGCTGCGGGAGCACGAATGGCGGGATAGGGGCGCGGGCTACCAGGCAGGGCAGGACGCCCAGTTGAACCGGGGCATTGGTGGGGCCGCTGCGCAACAGCTACTGGAGGGATAACCATGGCCACCACCATCATCAACCTCGCCCATCCCAAGCCCCTGCAGCCGGACCTGGGCGCCCTGGCCGTGCTGCCCTACTTGGTCTGGCATGCCGCCTGGTGTGGCTACTGCCAGGCATGGATGGAAGTGATGTTTCCCCGGGGGCGGTCATGAGCATCAGCACCAACCCCCACCTCTCCGCCGTCCACGCGGCCAACTTCGAAAGGTCCATCGCCAAGGCTCAGGATCTGGAGACACTGAAGCGCGAGGCCGCAAAACATGGGCCGTGGCTGCTGGGAAACGACAAAACCCGCCTGCGCGAAATTTACACGGCCAGGTTGCTGGCGCTTGGAGGTTCACATGGCAGCAAGTAACGCCCTGCAGTCCCGCCTGCGCATGCTGCGCGCCATCAGGCATAAAGCCGGTGAGCAGCTCGACGACAACAGCTACCGGGCAATCCTGCAGCGCTGCGCCGGCGTCAGCAGCTCGACGCAGATCCGTAGCTTGGCCAAGGCCGATGCAGTCATCACCGAATTCCGCCGCCTTGGCCTGGTTGGGAAGGTGGAACGGAAGCAAGCCAGCGGCGAATGGGCATTCGTTTTCAGCTGCTTGCCTGATCGCCAACCGCACCTGCGCAAGATCTACCGACTGGCCCAGCAGCTGGGCGGCGCTCAGCAACCGCCGGTGGCGGTGATGAGCAAGGCATACATCGAGGGCATCGCTGCACAGATGCGTGGCGCGACCCAACCGCTTGAGTTCTGCGATGCCGAGCAGCTGCACACGATTGTGCAGGCGCTCGAAGTGCATCGCCGGCGGATCGGGGGCCAGTGATGGCACTGCCAAAGATCGTACAGCGGCTGATCGTTCTGATCGGGCACACCAAGACGATGGCCCTGATCGACGCATTTGGGGGGCAGACCATCCGGTTCCCCCGCGACGAGACGACGGCGCTGTTCGAAGCCTTGGTCGAAACCATCGGGCGTAGCGCCACACTGATACTGGCCGCTGAGCTGGGAGGATGGCAGGCAGACGAGTACTACATCCCGTTCTGTCGTGCTGCGATCCGGGCGGACCGGAACAGAACCATCATCAACCGCTACGACGCGCTGCTCGCCGGTGACCACAGCTGCCGGGGCGCAATTTCAGTGCTCGTGCGGGAGTTCAAACTCTCGAATCGGCAGATCCAGAAAATAGTGAACCAGCCCCTCCCGGCGCCAAGCGAGGCGGCGGCGCAGGGGGCGTTGTTCTGAGCAGACGAATCACGGAGATCAACATGGAAAAACCGACACTGAAAGAAATGACCCCTAGCGCTAGCAAGGCCACCCCGTTGATGCGCTCTATGTTGATCAAGGCCTCGCACATCACGCCCCCGCACTCGACGTTGGTGACTGAGCACGTAAACGGATGTTGCATCCAATGCGAAGGGCGCCCCACGTTCCGCCGCACGCTCGATGGATTGCAGCCGACAATCTCATTCCATTGGTTCGTTGACTGCAAGCGTTCCAACAAGGCTGCCGTGTGGCGGCTGATGAGCAGCGCGGCGGGTGTGACGCCCAACGCTGGCAGTAACGGGCCGAGCGGCGTAGCCGCGAAGGTCCGCGTTGACTGAAATGTTCGGCGTCAATTTTTCGGAGGACAAGATGATTACTGCGATGGATGCCATGACGGCGGTGGCCAAACAACTGCCAGAGGACGGAATCACGTTCCGCGAGTTTGTGACCAGAGCCGCCCGCCTGCGCGGAGATTCCGACGAGGTTATTGAGGCGACGATTCGCCTGGCAGAACAGGACGGCTATCAAGCCGACGACATTGTGAAAATCGGCTCGGCAGGAACGAGGCTGAATTGACGCCCAACGCGAGATAGGCGGCATCAGGGCCTATCCTGGCGAACCAACAAACCCGGCTCCGGCCGGGTTTTTTCATTGTGGTTGCGGCGCTTCCGTAGAAGCCCTTCACCGCTGCCTGGCTCATCTCCTCGTGCGTAACCTGTTCGCATGGCATGCCAGGACTGTATCCACTACCTGCCCAGCGACGAGGCATTCAAGCCGAGGCCTGGGCTTGAGGGCCACGGATACTGCAAAGCCGCTCCCGACTATATCGAGCGATCACGGCTCTTCCTGGCGGCCGGCCATTGCTGGCTGAAACCCGTTCAGGAGAAACCCAAGAAATGAAATCCCCCCGCATCGCCATTGCCGCCCTGGCGCTTTCCGCCCTTGGCTTCTCCGGCATCGCCCTGCATGAGGGCTACTCTTCCAGCGCTATCCGCCCCGTGCCAGGCGACGTGCCCACCTACGGCCTTGGCAGTACCGCCAGGGCTGACGGCACGCCGGTGCAGATGGGCGACACGATCACCCCGCCCGCCGCCATCGTCCTGGCCGTGCGTGACGTGAGCGCCAAAGAATCCGTGCTGAAGGGCTGCATTACAGCTCCTCTTCATCAGTACGAATATGACGCGCTTGTCTCCCTGGCATACAACGTGGGCCCGGCAGCAGTGTGCAAATCAAGCATCCCCCGGAAGCTTGCCGCAGGGGACTACGCCGCCGCCTGCCGGACCATCCTGGATTTCAAACGGGTGCAGGGCAGGGACTGTTCCGCACTGGAAAACGCCCGTTTCTGCGGCGGGGTGTGGACGCGGCGCCAGCAGGAATACCGCCAGTGCATGGGGGAGGCGCGATGAACACCTGGCTCAAGGAAATACTGCTGCCCCTGATCCTCTGCGCCGCCCTGGTCGGCATGGGCGCCTTGGGGGCGGGTACCTGGGTGGCAGCACGGAAGAATGCCGAAATTTCCGACATGAAGCGCGACCGCGCCCAGGCCGAGTCCACCGCTGCTGCAGCGGCCCTGGAGCGCCTGCAGCAGGCCCAAGCCCGGGGCGATGAGCTTGCACAACAGCTGGCCGCCGCTGAAACCACCCTTCAAACCCAAGCTGAGGAGGCTTCCCGTGAAATCGCCCGTCTTACTACTGGCCGCCGCTGTCTCGATGGCGCTGTTGTCCGCCTGCTCAACGCCCCCAGCCAGGGAATCCGCCTTGGCACCGTGCCCCCGGCCGCCGGCCAGCCTGCTGCAGCGGATGGCGCCGCTGCCAGCGATAGAGATGTCGCTCAGTGGGCCCGAGTCTGCCGCACCCGCTACGACACCTGCCGGGCCCGGCTTGACACCTTGATCGACTACCACGAGGGGAAATAACGATGCTCAAACACATTCGCCAATTGGCCAGGGCGGTTCTCGTTGACCTGTGCCTGGCTGCACTGTTTGTCGGCGGCCTTATTCACGGGAATGAGGGAGCCGCCAATGTTTTCTTGTTTATGGTCTGGCTCCGGGCAATTCTCATGATTTGGACAGGGGCGCTCTGTTGCAAAACCGACTTTTCCGATAGTCCTGCATTTTTGAACTACGAGAAGGTGCGCACCATTGCAACGCTGTGCGGGGTGGCCTGGTTCGGCATGTTCTGGCTGGCTGGGCTCCTGGTTATGGGCTATTCACTGCGCGGGGTTGCTCGGGATCGGGAGCCGAAGACAAGCCAAGAGGGGAAGAAACCGTGAGCGTCCAACTGGAGCTCTGGCAGCTCATCACGCTGCTCATTGCATTTTTCGGGGCAGTTGGGACTTTCGGCAAGGTGCTGCTGGCGCAGTTCGACAAGCGGTTGAAGGAGCGCTTTGAGGCGATGGAGTCCGCCAGGGAGGCGGCGGCCGGGCACTGGGACAAGCGCTTTCAGGGGCTGGAGGATGCTGCGAAGGAGTGGACCCGGGTGGAGCGCGATTTTCTGGCATGGAAGGCCGACCTGCCGATGACCTTCGTCATGCGTGACGACTACGTCAGAAACCAGACCGTCATTGAGGCCAAGCTCGACAGCGTGGCGCTCCGAATCGAAAACCTACAACTCAAGGGAGCTGCAAAGCCATGAACATCGATGCCGCCAAGGTGCGCCGCGAACAACTGCGCTGGTATCTGATCCTCGCCCTCTACAACGCCCGGCCTGAAGAACTCTGCGAAGAGGTCATCCAGGCAACCATGCGCGGCATCTACCCGGACGTGACGCCGGTCGAAGTGCGCAAGGAACTGGATTATCTGGAAGACCGGGAGCTGGTCGGGCTGCGCAAACAGCCAGACGGCCGCTGGTGGGGCGACTTGACCCGCGTCGGCACCGACCTGGCCGAATACACCATCGACTGCGAGCCGGGCATCGCCCGGCCGGTGAAGTACTGGGGCTGACATGGGGCGCGAATCGTCCGTCACGACGCTGCCCGAGGAGGTGCGCAACGCGCTCAACCAGGAGCTGGCCGCCCGCAACTTCACCGGCTATGCAGAGTTGGAAGACTGGCTGCGCGGACAGGGCTTCGAGATCAGCCGGAGCGCCATCCACCGCTACGGCCAGAAGATCGAGCGGCGTATGGCGGCGATCCGGGCAAGTACGGAAGCTGCCAAGTTCATTGTCGATGCCGCCGGCGACGATGCCGACGCCCGCAGCGAGGCCGTCATCGCCCTGGTGCAGACCGAAATGTTCGACTCGATCATCGCCATCCAGGAAGCCGGAGATGACGAGGTGCCGCCCGAGGAGCGCCTGGGCATGATGAGCGAAGCTGCAAAGAACATCGCCACGCTCACCCGGGCCTCAATCGCGCAGAAGCAGTACAAGGCCCAGGTGCTGGCCAAGGCTACCGAGGTGGCCGAGAAGGCGGCCAAGCTGGCCAGCAAGGGGGGCATGTCGGCCGCCACGGTGGATGAAATCCGCCGGTCGATTCTGGGGATTGCGGCGTGACCAAGCTTGAACACCTTCTCTGGGTCCTTGCCGAGGAGTGCGCTGAAGTGGCCCAGCGGGCCAGCAAGGCCGCTCGCTTTGGACTCGACGAAATTCAACCTGGTCAGTCATTAAGCAATGAGGAGCGCCTATGGGACGAGCTCTGCGACCTAGCTGGCGTCGCAGAAATGCTTATCACAGAACGCCGGGCCGGCGGATTGAACCGCGAGAAGGTTGATCGAAAGAAGCAAAAGGTTGAGCAGTTCCTCGGCTACTCGGAACAGTGCGGAACCTATCAACCATGAAACTCCGCCCCGGCACTCCGGCCACACCCCCCACTAACCCGCTAGCAGCCGAGCTATCCAGCATCGGCCGTGCCGATACCCCAGCAGTGCTGTTGGGCTACCAGCAGCGCTGGGTAGCGGATGACTCGCCCCTAAAGGTGGCGGAGAAGAGCCGCCGGATCGGCCTGACCTGGGCCGAGGCTTCTGACAACGTGCTGACCGCCTCGGCGGCTGATGGCTCCAACGTGTTCTACATCAGCGCCACCCAGGATATGGCCCTCGAGTACATCGAAGCCTGCGCCATGTGGGCCCGGGCCTTCGACCTGGCCGCCGCCGAGATCGAGGAGGGCATCTTCCTCGACGAGGGGGACAAGGAAATCAAGATGTACAAGATTGATTTCCCTAAGTCCGGTCACCGGATCGTGGCGCTCTCCAGCCGCCCGGCGAACCTGCGCGGCAAGCAAGGTGTGGTGGTGATCGACGAGGCCGCATTTGCCCCCGACCTGGCCGGGTTGCTCAAGGCAGCCATGGCCATGCTGATGTGGGGCGACAAGGTCCGCATCATTTCCACCCACAACGGCGACGACAATCCCTTCAACGAGCTGATCAACGAGATCCGCGCCGGCAAGCGTGGCGGCACGGTGCACCGCATATCGTTTGCCGATGCGGTCAATGATGGCTTGTTCCGCCGGGTCTGCCTCCGAAAAAACAAGCCCTGGACCCAGGAGGCAGAAGACGCCTGGGTGGCGGACGTGCGCAAGTTCTACGGGGACGATGCGGCCGAGGAACTGGACGTGGTCCCCGCCCAGGGGGGCGGCACCTATCTGCCCCTGGCCTTGATCGAGACCCGCCAGGCCGATGGGGTGCCGGTGGTGCGCATGCGCTGGAAACCCGAGTTCAGCCTGGTACCGGAACCCACCCGGGCCCGGGAGGTGGCGGCCTGGTGTTATGAGGTGCTGGAGCCCCTGCTGGAGCAGCTGGACAAGGGACGCCCTCATGGCTACGGGCAAGACTTCGCCCGGGTGGGCGACTTGTCCGTGATTACCATCCTGGAAGAAGGCAAGGACCTGAAGAACCGTCCGGCCCTGGTCGTTGAACTGGGAGGCTGCCCCTACGCCCAGCAGGAGCAGATCCTGGATTTCATTGTGGACCGGCTGCCGCGCTTCCGGAGTGGCGCCCACGACGCCAATGGTAACGGCGGGCAGATTGCCGAGCATGCGGCCGACAAGTACGGGCATGACCGCATCCAGCAAATCCACCTGACCGAAAAGTTCTACATGGAGAACATGCCGCGCTTCAAGGCTCACCTGGAAGACGGCACCCTGGATGGCATCCCCAGGGACGAGCAGCACCGGGACGATCTGCGGGCCATCAAGAAGATCAACGGGATTCCCAAGATTCCCAAGGCCAAGACCCAGAAGGCCGACGAGAAGAAGCTGCAGCGCCACGGGGACTTTGCCATTTCCCTGTTCCTGGCCGACTTCGCCATGCATACCGAGCTGGCCGGGGTGTGCACCGGCTTTCAGTCAGCAGTGGCGGCCAACGATGATGATGATGATGAAGATGGGGGTTACTGCTCCCGGAGGATGTTCTGATGCTACTCGACCAACACGGCCAGCCCCTGCGCCTCTCGGACATTGCCGAGCCCCAGACCAGTAAGATTTCCATCCTGCAAAATACCTTCCACGAAGGCCACCTGGAAGGGCTGACTCCTGCCAAGGCCAGCCGCATCCTGCGGGAGGCGGACCAGGGCAACCTGGTGGCCCAGCATGAGCTGTTCGAGGACATGCTTGATCGGGACGCCCACCTTTCCTGCGAGTTCGACAAGCGCACCGGGGCGCTGCTGGGGCTGGACTGGTCCATCGAACCCCCTGCAAACGCTAGCGCCCGTGAAAAGAAGGATGCCGCCTGGGCTGAGGAAATACTGCGGGATGTGGTGGATGACCTGGAGGATGTGATCACCGCAATGATGGGCGCGGTTGGCCACGGCTTTGCTCCCATCGAGCAAGAGTGGAAGCGCTGGGGTAACGAGTTTCTGCCCACTTTCCACCCCCGCCCCCAGTCCTGGTTTCAGATGGATCAGACCCGGCGCAATCTGCGCCTGATCGACGGCTCCAGTAACGGGGCCGGGCTGATTGCAGCGGGCTGGATCATGCACACCCACGGCAAGGCAAAGACCGGCTACCTGGCGCGCATGGGCATCTGCCGGGTGCTGATCTGGCCCTTCATCTACAAGCATTACGCGGTCGGGGATTTCGCGGAGTTCCTGGAAACCTACGGCCTGCCCATCATCCTGGGCAAGTACTACCAGGGCGCCACGAAGGCCGAAAAATCCAGTCTGATGCGGGCCGTGACAGCCCTTGGCCACGACGCCCGGGCCATCATGCCCAAGGAAATGGAGCTGGAGATCAACAAGATCACCGGGTCCGGCGATGGGTCGGTGCACCTGTCCATGGTGGATTGGGCTGAACGCAGCCAGTCAAAGGCCATCCTGGGCCAGACCCTGAGTGCCGAGGCCAAGGCGACCGGCATGGGCAGCGGCGTGGCCGATCTGCACGGCGAGGTGCGGCACGACATTCTCAAGTCAGACGCCCGGCAGATTGCCGGTACCCTTACCCGGGATCTGGTCTATCCGCTCCTGGTGTTGAACGGCCGTGGCGGGGATGCCCTGCGCCGCTGCCCCCGCTGGCGCTTCGACCTGGGCGATGCCGAGGATCTGAAAACCTACGCGGACACCCTGCCCAAGCTGGCCCAGGGCGGGGCCCGGATCGCCGTCTCCTGGGTCCATGAAAAGCTGCGCATCCCCATGGCGGAAGAAGGGGAGGAAATCTTTGGGGCACCGAAGGCTAAAGAGCCGCCTCCTGAGCCCGCACCTGTTGCTCCCGCCAAGCCCGGCCGGGCGGCCCTGAAGGCGGCAAGCGGTGGCGGTCAAGACGCAGACCCCGACGCCATTGACGCCCTCGTGGATAACGCCCTGGGCGACTGGGAGGAGGTGCTATCCCCCATGGTTGATCCCCTGCAGTCCGCCATGGATGAGGCAGCGGCCGCCGGTGAAACCGCCGAGCAGTTTCTGGCCCGACTGCCTGCGCTACTGCAGCAGATGGACGTGGCGGCCCTGGCTGAACACTTGGCCAAGCAGACCTACACCACCCGCCTGGCCGGCGAGGCTGGCCTGCCCACGGTAGACGGCAATGGCTGAACGCAGCGCCGCCCAGGAGTTTGCCTACCTGTCCCGGCTCACGCCCAAGGAAGCCGCCGATTACCTCAAGGGTCGAGGCCAGCTCACGCCCACCTTCTCCTGGCAGGATCTGTGGCACGAAGAACATGCCCGGCAATTCACGGTCAGCCGGCTGGCCCGGCTGGATCTGCTCAAGTCCATGCAGGACGGCATCACCGCTTCGGTCAATGGCGACCTCTCCCGCCGCGACTGGATCAAGAACACCAAGGCGTTACTGCAGAAAGAAGGCTGGTGGGGTGAGAAGGAAGTACTTGATCCGGCAACGGGCGAAACCGTGGTCACCAAGTTCGACCCGGCCCGGCTGGCGCTGATCTACGACACCAACACCCGCATGGCGCACAGCGCCGGGCTGTGGCAGCGCGTTGAACGCAACAAGAAGACGCACCCCTATATCCGGTATGTCACGAAGGGGGATGAACGGGTGCGGGCCAGCCACCGGCAGTGGCACAACCTGGTGCTGCCCGTGGATCACCCGCTCTGGAAAACCATCTGGCCGCCAAACGGCTGGCGCTGCCGATGCTGGGCTACCAGCCTATCCCAGTCCGAGTACGACAAGGGCTACAGCGAGTACCGGCCTCCCTACGAGTACAACCCGGACGGCAGCGTCAAACGCATTCCCCCGGTAGTGCGTGTCCCTTTCAACAAGACCGCCCCGGATCTCGTCATGCGCGATTGGGTCAATAAGCGCACGGGCGAAGTCAGCCGGGTGCCCGTGGGCATCGACCCTGGGTTTGACTACAACCCGGGCAGGGCCCGGGATGCCCGCATGCTGAAAGTCGGCCAGGAGAAGCTGGCCGCTGCAGCGCCCCAGGTGCGCCAGGCAGCCATGACCCCAGTGGTGAGCAGCCAGGTCAGCCCGGGGTTTGGCGCCGCTGTGACGGCAGCCTATGAGGCGCTGCCGGTGAAGGCGAGGGAAGCCCTGGCCTCCGGCGGGTTTGAGGTGCAGGTGGTGCGGCGCATTGTGGATGCCGTCCCCGAACTGGCCCGGCGGGCAGTGCCTGGCACCACGGGGCTGACCTACACCTCGACAGGTGGCCTCACGCTCTACGATACCCGCAAGATACTGGTGGCCGAGCAGACCCTGATTGCAGGGGTATGGCAACCCGTCAGCGCAGGGCTGGAGAAAGGCTTGCTGAACCATGAGGTGGGCCACGGTCTGAGCTATCTGCTCAAGTGGGCCGAACACCCAGCAGTTCAGACTGCCTGGAAGAAGGAGTCTGCTGCTTTGGCGGGCTACCTGGCCAAGGTGGAACCAGGCCTTTTCGATGAAATCAAGTACTACGTCCAGCCTTGGCCCCGGGGGATAGTGGAAACCGTGGCCGAGCTATATGCCTTGCGCCGCACCCAGGGAACCGCTACATATCTTGATGTGGCCGCCGCCTTTCCTCAAACCCATGCGGCCCTTGATGCACTACTGGATGGAAAGGATCTCTGATGTATGTCGTATGCAGCGCCCACCCCGACCGGGAAGAAGTAATGGTCATGGGGCGCACCGACCCCCCCTACTGTTTTGACTTCAAGGAGCCCATTCCGAAGGGGGGGGAATTCTGCGGCATCCCCTGGGCTGAACTGCGAGAGCTGGATGGTTTCGAGACCGAGCTGGAAACCGGCGTAGTCATCAGCAAGACCCCCCGCCAGCCCTACACCGGCCCCGACGTTGAAGTGCCCAACTGGATCAGGAAGAAACCCACAGAATGAGCATCACCGTCACTGTCGATGATCAGCTCGTGATCGACCGCCTGAATGAGCTCGCGCGGCGGATTGATGACATGGGCCCTGCGTTCAGTGAAATCGGGATGGAACTGGAAAACCGGGTGCGTGCCCGCTTTGAAACCCAGAGCGACCCGGACGGCGACCCCTGGGCGGCCTGGAAGCCCAGCACAGTTCTGAGCTATCCGGAGGATGGAAGCGGCAGGGTTCTCGACCGCTACGGTGAAATGCTGAGGAGCCTGAATCACTCCAGCGGAGACGCCTCTGCAACAATCGGCTTCGGTGACCCCAAGGCCACCTTCCACGAATACCGCACCCGCTTCATGGCCCGCCGTGGCCTGCTGTTTTCTGATCCCGACGCCGGCACCCTTGGCGATGGTGACCAACAGGCGGTGCTCGATATACTCACCTCGTTCCTGCAGGACGCCTTACTGATTTGAACGCGCCGCGCGTTTGCTCCACGTGCAACGCTTTTGCAATCCCGTCCCGTTAAATCCCACCCCATCCCGGCTCATCCCGCATTTATCGCGCCGCCGGGCTCTGGAATATCTCACTCCCCTTCAGGAATTACGGCTTTCCCGTACTTACATACATCCATGAATGTATATATACTCACTGCCATTCCCCCCCATCCCCACGGAGAATCTGCCATGCCCCAGCACAACAACAAGGTTTCGCCCGTTCCCACCCGGCCGCTGCTGCGGCTCCTGCCCCTGGCCCTGAGCAGCGCCCTGGCCCTGGC